TGCTAAAACCTAAGTCTGTTCAGTCAAAAAACGGTACAGCGATTAGTTGGAATGTTGCGCCTGTTTTGCAATGGCGCGAAAGGCATAAATCATTTTCTGATATTCACGGGACGCAAATTTCCTATTCAAAATGGAAGGATGTTCCAATAGTTGAGGATGCCGAATGACCCGCCACTTTGTTTTACCCGACCGTCAAGCCAAGCCCGGCGTTCCGCTGGTTCACAATGTCTGGCTAGGCAAGGCGATTGCCAAGTACAAGCCTGATGTCCTGATTGACTTGGGCGACAACGCAGATTTTCCGAGCATATCAACCCATAGCGCGGCAGGATCGCTTGACAAAGAGGGGCAACGGCTGATTGCCGATATTAAGGCCGCTAAGATGGCTGATGACCTGATGTTCAAGGCTATGGGCAGGTTTCGGCCTAAGCGCATGGTTCGGCTGCGTGGCAATCATGAGAACCGCCTAGAGCGATATTTGCAAGTGAACCCTGTGCTTGAAGGGCTTATCAGCTTGGATATGCTTGAGGATTCGCAATGGGAGATTGTGCCGTTCTTCAACGGTGCGCCTGGCGTTATCGTGATTGACGGTATCCATTACGCGCATTACTTCGCAAGCCCGAACACGGGCAAACCTATCGGCGGGTCGGCAACCTATAAGCTGGCACAGATAGGCGCACCATTCGTGCAAGGCCATGTGCAGGGCTATGACATCGGCACAAGGCAATATGCGACTGGCAGGGTGATTAGGGGCATTGTGGCAGGATCATTCTACCTCCATGACGAGCCGTACAAAGGACAAGCCAACAATCATGACCGTTGTTGTGTGGTTTTGAACGAGGTTAAGGACGGACGGTTTAGCGAAATGCCATTAAGCATGAATTATTTATGTGAAACCTATGAGGGCGTAAACCTGAAGCGGTTTCTGCAAAAGCGTTACCGCGATGCAAAGACACGATTTACACTAGCCAATTAACAAGCCAGAGGCGAAAATGACTGATACTATCAAAACATGGGGCACTAGGAGCGTAAGCCGTGTCCTGTATTGGGTGGCCACGGCCCTGCTGTCGCTAAACGTGGCACTAGTTTCCGCCGCAGACGCTACGCCATTGGCGTATAGCTCGGCAAATGGCACAAAAGTGACCTTGTTTGAGGAAAAGGGCGATTGTGTCGCAGGTCAAATAGCCGTTGTTGATATGGGCAAGGGCATGGTTCAGGGCTGTTGGATTGAGCGTGACGGATATGTCGTAATTGACATAAATACCCATGTTCTAGCGGTCTACAAGATATTCTTTACCGTAATTACAAAAAAGGTCTTTTCGTGAGCGATGAACCAGAACTGTTGGAGATAACCGAAGCCCCGACAGACCTGCTAATCCCTTGCGGTGAGGGTGCTGTCTGGATCGAAAACCCTGTCGCCTTTTGCGAACGCTACGAATTCGAAGCCCTGAAAACAGACGGGTATGTCTTGTATGGCCTTCGGGCTGGCAACTGGGTGGAAGTCGGTAAAACCAAGTTGACCGTCCAATGAAAGCCGATGAGATTGTAAACGAGATAACCCGCAGGGCGTGGGCTTTTGGCGTTGCCGTCCTATTGTCGCCAGAAGAGGGGCTTGATTTAGATGGTTCGCCCTGTAGCGGGTGGTTTGACCATAAGCCCCCGCGCCTAGAGTGCGCTGTTGGTAACGATGAAAAGATATGGCTTGGTGTTTTGCTACATGAGTACAGCCATTTGACGCAATGGGTAGAGAATTGCAAGGCATGGCAGGACATTGAAGCATCCGGCGAGATGTGGGAATGGTTAGACGGTAAAAAGATAAAGAATCCGCAGTTAGTCATTGAAAACACAAAAGAGCTTGAGGCTGACTGTGAGCGCAGGACGGTGAGGCTTATTAAAGAGCTTTCCGCGCCTATTGATATTGATGTGTACTGCCAACAGGCTAACGCTTATATCCATTTTCACAATGTGATTAAAGACAAGCGCAAATGGGTTAAAGCATCGGGTGCGTTACGCCATCCTGAGATACTAAAGCATTGCAACAAAACGCTTGATTACGATTACAAAACAACGCCGAAGCCACTTTATGACGCTTTGGTCAAGCACGCGCTATAACACGCCATCCGCGCAAAACCATGCGAGAATAACCTGATGAAAGCCTATATCGTAACCCACCGCCATGAAACCGTTGGCGTATTCCGCGACATTGCCAAAGCTGGCGACTATGCCGAACAGTTGGCAAAGGGCGCTAACCCCGATCCAGACGGCATTTGGGGCAAGGATGCGCAGATTGTGGTGAAAGAGATTCAGACAGACCTGCTCTAATGCCTAAGACAGCCACAAAACGCGACTGGTCGAACGAAAAGGAGCTGGCGCGGGAAATTGGTAGTGGCCTGAATGATGTAATAGGCCGTGGCACACTGGCAGGGCTTCTAGGCGCACCGGGCGACATCGCAGGCTTGGCTGAGAATAGCCTGCGCGGATTGCTTGGAAAGCCGCAGGTGAAGCCGTGGGGCGGTTCTGAATACATTGGCGAGAAGCTGGAAAAGGCTGGCTTGGTATCGTCTAAACGGCGACCTAAGACGGAACTGCTGGCAAGCCTGATTAGCCCTGCACAGATAGCCACGGCGGGAATCCGTGCGCCGAAGTACGCTAAGGCGGCATTGAGGGCGATTGATAACTTGGAAGCCGCGCCGACCATGCGCAACTTGTCGCAACGGGGCGCGATTGACGTATGGCACGGTAGTCCGCACAAGTACGATGTGGTGGATTCTGCTAGCAACATGGGCAAGGGCGAAGGCGCTCAAGCTTATGGGTATGGGTATTACAACGCTGGTAATAAAGCTATTGGTGAAGGCTACCGTAAGGGGTTAACCAACAAGGAGTTACAAAACCTTGCTAGGGACTCGTATAGCGAGTTTGAAAGTCCTAATGACGCTTTTAATGCGCTTATTCATAATCCATCTATATCTGATAACCATAAAGAGTTGCTATCAGCACTTAAAGAAGATGAATGGCTTGGGTTTGATTACCCGCATCAGGCAATAAACCAAGTATTAAAAGACCCTTCAGGATATGATTTATCCCTTAGGACTAAGGCGGCACTAGATGATACTGGCTATCTCTACCGTAACCAACTCCGCTGGCCTGACCCCGCCCGTGAAGCTGCAGACCCGTTAAGTGATAAGCACTTCTTGGACTGGGATAAGCCGTTGAGTGAGCAGTCGCCGGAGGTGCAGGCCGCGATGAATAATTATTCATCGCTGAATAGTCCTGTCGATAATAACCTAACTGGTGAACAGTTTTACAAGCGAATGATGATGAAAAATGCCGCGTATTCAGATGTTGGGGCGCGGGGTGCAAGCAAGGATTTGAATTGGTACGGCATCCCCGGCATCCGCTACCTAGACGGCGGTTCACGATCCGCAGGCGCAGGCACACACAATTACGTCACCTTTGACGATAACCTAGTAAACATCCTAGAGCGCAACGGCCAGCCAGTAACCGCACCACAGCCCGGACTTGCCGGACTGGTAGCGCCACAAGACGAGGCGTTGCGTGTTGCGCAACAGAATGCGGCTAAGCCTGTGAGCGAGGGTGGTCTGGGCTTGCGTCCTGACAATACGCCAGAGGAACGGGCGGTGGCGATGGGGTTTGATATTGATAACCCAATGTCACACGGAACGGATAAGAACATAAAGAAATTCAAGGTTGGAAAGAAAGGATATGATGAAATTGGGAGTGGTGTTTATACCGCGCCTATAAATCGCAATCCTTATGGCTATAATTATTCTAACGCATGGGCGCAGGGCGATGGCGGCATAAATTATCCGCTAGTGGTTAAAAACGATGTGGCGGATTATGACTCTATCAAGGGAAGTCTTGGCATACCGAACCACAAGGACATTGACGGCAATGCAATATCACCGCCTAATGAAATTGAAAGCGATTTGATTGCCAGAATTGTTCAAAACGACCCGCAATGGTTTGGAAGTGAAGATTTATTGCGCGACCAAATTAGGGCTATGGGCGTTGATAACGCAATTAAAAAAGCGGGATATGCAGGTGCTAAAAGCAAGAAAAGCCAAGTGCCGAACCAAGTTGTAACTTTCGACCCCCGCAACATCCGTTCCCGCTTCGCCGCTTTCGACCCTATGCGCCGTGATTCAAGCGACTTGTTAGCAGGTTCGGCAGGAGTTGGCATAGGCGCATTGATTAACCCGCCGAAAGAAAAGAAAGAAAAGACCAAAACACGGAAGTAACACGCACAAGGAAGTGCATCTATGAAAGACCCTAACGCCGATATAAACGCCATCATCGCCCGAAGCAATGCACGGGTGAACGGACTGAACGCACAGCGTGGCTATCCGCAACAGCCGCCTATGGGTGGCGGTCAAATGTACGCAGGTGGCAATCCTAACTTCAACGAGCGCGGCGGTCAATGGGCGCGTGAGGATGGATGGCTTGCCAAACTGCTGAAGCAGGGCAGTAATGCAGGGCAAGGTGCTTGGGGAATGTTCAGGGATTGGCGCAATGGGCTAGTGCCTGATGCCCAGAAGCAATATCAAATGAACCGTCAACGGTATATTGAAGAACAAATGAAGCGTAATGGTGGCTGATTGATACTTTTGTCTGCTATTGATGGGATAGACAAGCATGGCAATTATGTCAATATGCGCTGTCGGTTCATATCCAGCCAGACAGAATGCGATGATGTTGTTAGCAAGGCACGCAACATAATCAGAAAGCTAAGGCTCAAAAGAAAGTTCACTTTGCCAGATTATGCCAATCCATCGGATATTCGGGCATGGTGGCTATACGGCATGATTGATTACGACACCATGCTTGCTGTTGAGGGCGACAAAAGCCCTATAGATGACGACATTGGCGAAAAGATTAAGCAAGCCTACTTAGAGGCAATGGATGACGAATGAGTGGTAAAGGATCAACGCCGCGTCCGTATTCGGTAAGTCACGATGACTTTGCTGATAGCTGGGAGCGCATATTCGGAAAAAAGGAAGGCCAAGCCATAGAGCAGCCTGAAAGTGAAGAAAATGGAAGCGAACGAGAACAAACCTAAATTAGGAGCTGATAGGCTTCCTAATGGCGGCAATGGGCGTCCTAAGGGGGCGACCAACAAAGTAACCCGTGAGCTGAAAGAGATGATTTTGACGGCTCTGGAGGGCGCTGGTGGCGAGCAATACCTGATTGAGCAGGCTGAGAAGTCACCCGCTGCGTTTATGACGCTTATCGGCAAGGTTTTGCCAATGCAGGTAACCGGCTCTGACGGCGGCGCTATTGAAATCACATGGCGAAAGTAATCACGATTGATTACAAGCCGAGGGATCAGTCTGAAGCCTATCATGACAGGGTAGAGCGCTGGTCATGTACGGTAGCCCATCGGCGGTTCGGTAAGACGGTTCGGGAAATCAACGAGCTGATAAAGAAAGCCATCCTTTGCGATAAGCCTAATCCGCGCTTTGCTTATGTAGCCCCGTATTACAGTCAAGCTAAAAACATTGCTTGGGATTACCTGAAGCGGTATTCACAGCCATTGTGGGCTAAACCGCCGCTAGAGTCTGAGTTGACCGTCGAATTGATAGGCGGCGCAAGGGTTAGACTGTTCGGCGCCGATAATGCCGATGCGCTTCGTGGTATTTACTTAGACGGCGTGGTGTTGGACGAATACGGCGATATGAAGCCGAACATCTTTGGCGAGGTTATCCGTCCTTTGCTGACGGATCGCAAGGGTTGGGCTAGCTTCATCGGCACGCCGAAAGGTAAGAACCACTTTCACCGAGTGGCAAAGCAAGCTATGGAGTCTGATGACTGGTTCTATCAGTCGCTAAGGGCGTCTGAAACGGGAATCATACCAGAGGACGAGCTGGCTGACGCTAGGCGGCAGATGACGCCAGAGCAGTATGCGCAGGAGTTTGAATGCGCGTTTGATGTACCTGCACTAGGTGCGATATACGGCGCTGAGATGGCGCAGGCACATGCAGACAAGCGGATAACCTCCGTTCCTGTTGATGGCGCTGGGCTGGTGTACACGGCATGGGATTTGGGCGTAGGTGATGCAACCTGTATCTGGTTTTTCCAGCTAATTGGTCGTGCCGTTCATTTGGTGGATTACTACCAGAATAACGGCAAGGACATCATGCACTATCTGGGCGTCTTGACCGCTAAAGGCTATAACTATGCCCAGCACTTCGTTCCGCATGACGCTGAAGCGCGTGAACGCTGGTCTGCCGTCACTATGACGCAGGTAGCGCAGGCTCAAGGCTTCCGAATGACCGTATTGCCGAGAGATGGCATTGAGCAGGGCATTAACGCAGTACGCATGATGCTGAGTCGGTGCTACTTTGATGCGGCTAAATGCGCGGATGGCATTGACGGCCTGATGAATTACCGCAGAGAGTTTGCTGAAAGGTTGGGCGAACTAAAGCCAACACCGCTACATGATTGGGCATCACACCCTGCCGATGCCTTTAGGTATTTGGCGATGGGCATGGACAAAGTTTCAAAGCTGAATAGTCCGAGTTACGGAAAACTAAACTACAAGAGATTGACATGAAGCAACGCTATACGCCGGAAGAACTGGAGGGCATTGCCCGTGAAGCCCTTGAGAATGCTTTAGGCGCACCCGATACGGACATAGGCGAGGCACGACAGCGTAACCTTGATTACTACAACGCGCAGCCGATTAACGAATTGGCTAAGCCTGAGATTGAGGATAGGTCTGATTTCGTTGCCACGGATGTCAAGGAAACCGTAGAGGGTATGTTGCCACAGTTCATGGACATATTCGTGTCCAACGATTCTGCTGTCGATGTCGAGCCACGGCGACCAGAGGACGCTGAACAGGCGCAACTGGCTAAGGCATGGCTGAATTATCTGTTTTACACCAAGAATGACGGTCTGGCTATTCTGCATGACTGGTTCAAGGACGCCTGTCTGCAAAAGGTGGGCTTTATCAAGGTTTGGGCTGAGGAATGCGCGTCTGATGCCAAGCAATCCTATGAGGGCGTGACCGAAGAGCAACTTGTGATGCTGATGCAGGACGGTTGGGAACTGGTCGAAGAGCCGAAGGTCGACGATGAGTTGCAAGGCCTGAGCTTCACGGTGCGCAAGGAAAGCCGTGTTAAGCAGATTAAGGCTTGTGTCGTTGCGCCGATGAATATGCGGGTTGATGCTAATAGCCGATGGGATGCCGACCCTGCCATGATTGGCGAGGTTTACTATCGTAGGCGCTTTGAGCTTGAGCAGGACGGCTATATTGTCGAGGATGCGGCTAGCGACTTCACCGCGCAGGATAACATGGAAATGCTGGCTATGCTGGGCGAGGTCAACGATTCGTCTGTCAGTAGCCCACACCGTAGCCATGACCTGATTAAGTTCAGCGAGTGCTATATCAAGCTGGATCAGGATGAAGATGGCATTGCAGAATGGATGAAAATCTGCCTGATTAACGACAAGCTGGCAGAATATGAGGACGGCTCTGACGCCTTTGAGCAGGTTGACGGCCATCCGTATGTCTGGATATGCCCTATTCCGCGTCCGCACAGTTTCTACGGCGATTGCCCTGCTGACTTGGCTATCGGCCCGCAGAAGCTAAAGACATTCACCACCCGCGCTATTCAGGACAATATGTTCCTGACGGTCAATCAGCGCACCTATGTGGATATGAATGCCGAGGTGGAGGTCAATGACCTGCTGGAATCGCGTCCGGGCGGTCTGGTGCGTGGTCGCGGCCCCAATGGTATCATGCCGATTGTGCAGCCGAATCTTGGTACACCTGCGTATGAGTTCAATGCGTACATTGACGATTGGCGGCAGAATGTCACAGGCTTCACCAAGTATTCACAAGGCACGGATGCCAATAGCCTGAATAAGACGGCGACTGGTGTCAGCATCATCACGCAGAAGTCTGACTTGCGTGTCAAGCTGATGTCGCGGTTCTTTGCGGTCGGTGTCAAGAATATGTTTGTGAAGATGCTAGGGCTTTCGATTAAGCATCAGAATATTGAGGAAATGGTGCTGGTCAACGGTCAATTCGTACCGATTAACCCGTCACACTTCAAAAACGACTTCAATTTCAAGATTAATGTCGGCTTAGGTACTGGCACTAAGGAACAGCAGTCTGCCCGTATCATGGGATTGTTGCAGGTGATGCAAGCTGGCGTTCAAATGGGCGTGGTTAAGCCTGAGAACGTCGCAGAAGCCATCAAACTGTATGTGCAGGCCAATGAGTTCCAAAACCCCGAACGCTTTATATCGCCTCCTGATGGCGGTCCTAGCCCTGAGCAGATTCAACAGGGTATGCAACAGCTTCAAGAGCAGGGCCAGCAGATTCAGCAGTTGGCGCAAGAGAACGAGCAGTTGCAACAGCAGTTGCAAAGCAAGCAAGCCGATCTGATGCTGAAATCCAGCGAATCGGAAACCAATGCGCAGATTAAGGCGCAGGAGTTGGCGCTGAAAGAGCGTGAACTGGCTTTGAAAGAGCGTGAACAAGCCCTTAAGGAACAGCAAGCAGCCTTTGAAGCACAAATGGCGATGGCTGAAGCTGAGAACCGTTCCGCTGAGGTCGGTTCTAGCGGTAAGATTGCCGAGTATCAGGCGCAGACCGAGCGTGCCGCTAAACTGGGCATTGAGGCGATTCCTGGCGTTATCGAAGCCGCCGCTACTGCCAAGATTGCCGAATCGTTTACCGTGCTTGCCGCGCAAATGCAGACGCCCAAGACCAAAGTTGGCCGCATGGTTCGCTTGCCCGATGGCTCGTACCAAATGGAGCAGGTGGAAACCTTTGATGAGGTGGTCGAACCGACTGAAACCAAGAGCATTGTCGAATCTGCAACCGAATTGGTTGCACAGATGCAAGCACCTAAGATGAAAAAAGGCAAGATGACCAAGCTAGCAGACGGCTCGTATCAGATGGAGCAGCGTGAAGTCTGATGGCATCGTTTAACCGCTTCAACTCGTGGACTGAACGCATGGCGGAGGATGCTAACCTTGCGTCCGATCAGTTCGCCATTGCGCTAACCAACACTTTGCCGACAGCGGCTAATACGGTCATCGGTGACATTGTAGAAATATCGTACACAGGCTTTAGTTCGCGCAACCTGACAACCTCCAGCAGTTCCCAGACGGGCGGCAATTACTCGCTGGTATTCGCTAATTTGCAGGTAGGCACTACGGTAGCCAGCGCGACATTTCGTTATGTGGTCGTGTACGATGTGACGGTTAACGCATTGGTTGGCTGGTATGACATTGGATCAACGAATATCGCGGCTAATAGTTCGCTGATATTTGCAGGCATGGGGCTGGATGTAGTGGCGGCGGTGTTTAACCCTGCCGATCTATTCACAGGTGGCTATCAGGGCGGTTGGTATGACCCTAGCGACCTTAGCACGATGTTTCAAGTACGAACAGGGTGGAACAATAATATTCAAGCTCCAGTAACGTCAGATGGACAGCCTGTTGGGTTAATTTTGGATAAATCACAAGGACTAGCATTATCTTCGCCAATCATTCCAAACGGTGATTTTAGCGGGGGCTTAACAGACTGGACAACTTCCGGCACTTGGGCAGTAAACGGCTCAGGGCAAGCCGAATGTTCAGTAGGTGGTAATCTCGAATCAACGACAAGCCTTACGGTTGGGAAATGGTACAAGATTGAATTTGATATTGTAGGTAGCTTATTAAACACCATTACTATATTCTGCGGAATCTCTAATCTAGAAGCATTAACTTTCGGTTCTAGTGGCAGAGTGAATTTATATATGCAATGCGCTGGCGACGGACGATTTATTTTTAATGTTATGCTAGGTGCAAGCCCACAAGCCATAGATAATATCGTAGTTCGTGAAATCGCCGGAAACCACGCCTTTCAAGCAACTGCGTCTGCCCGACCACTCTACAAAACATCGGCTGGCAAGCATTGGTTAGAAAACGATGGTGTTGATGACGTGTTGGAATCTGGATTCTCAGCAGAATTTGATAATCAATGGGAGTTTTGGGCGGCCTTTAAGTTTGCTTCGCGTGGCGGTATTAACCAAGTGCTTTTTGCTAAGGCTGCTGCCGCCACGTCCGCTTCATCATCGGCGGCTAGTCAAGGAATGTTCCAGCGTTCTGATGTTGTGGAAAGAATAGGCTGTGCAAGCAGGATTGGTGGCGGCGCAAGTAACTATGTTGTGGTTAATTCTGCCTATGTTGTCGGCGGCTCTGCCGTAACTGCGCGGGTTACAAAGACAACAGGCCCAGATTTGCTAGTAGCAACATCCAACGGCAACACGGCCAACGTAACCCCGACTAACACAGGCTCCCCAGCTACCAATGCTTACCGCTTATACTCCCCATCTTCGGGCGCTGTGCCTATGTATGGCGCTTTTGCCATTAACCGTCCGCTAACCTCTGATGAGGCCGTATCTCTGAAAGCGTATTTAGACGCTAAGGCGGGGCTATGAGCATTTGCGCAATCATACCTGTCGCTAACCTGCAAGCCGCTAACGATGCGCTGGAACAGCAGGGCTATGGGCCGCTTAACTTCAGCGTACCGCTATATTCCAACGGTGGCGCAACCTATGGCGGATGCCATGCTTGGAACGATGCGCCATTTGTCGCGGCAATCAAGGCGATTGTTGGGGTGGTCTGGGAGGAATCCGAGGGCGACCCGACTACACGCTTTCAGGCGCTTGTGGAATCGCAGGGCGTGAAGTGGGGTGCTAAAGCGCTTCCGTATCCGACAAGCGGCACGATTCTGCCGAATGAGATTTACCGCTACACCGACGACACGCTCTGGCAAGTGATTCAGCCGTATGACGTAGCAGTGTTCAATCAGCCGCCTGCGACCTATCCGGCGCTGATCAGGCAAGCCCGTGAGCCGGGCAAGGTTTACGAGTGGAAGCAGCCGATTGACCAGTTTGACGCTTACAAGCTGCTGAACCCGTTCACCGACAAGCCCGATGAATGCTACTTCGACAATAAGCAATGGAAAGTAACGCAAGCCGATGGCGCTGGTAACAATGTGTTTCAGCCCGGCGTATTCGGGTGGACTGAAATCTAATGCCTGCCATTAACAAGTTCAACGCATGGGTAGAAAACATGGTGGAAGCCGTGAACATGGGTTCAGACCAGTTCACGGTAGCCTTGACCAATACCGCGCCTGTCGCCACGAATAGCGTCCTATCCGATATTACGGAAATATCCTATACCAACTGCTCAAGCCGAAACTTCACCACAAGCTCTAGCAGTCAATCTGGCGGTGTTTACTCTCTGGTACTAACCGACCTGACATTGACGGCCTCTGGCGGCTCTGTAGGGCCATTTAGGTACGCCGTGATATACACAGGAACGTCACTTGTCGGATGGATTGACTACGGTTCTAGTATCACGATGACCGCAGGGCAGACGCTTGGCATTGACTTTACCGGGAACGCGGTGGTAATCAGCTAATGGCTACTTATGACCTGATAATAAGTCAATCCGCCTATCTGGTGACAGGGCGTGATCTGACGGTTTCCGATGGCGGGCCGTATGGTAATGGCGGTGGCAAGGGTAGCCATCAGCAGGCCGAAGCCGAGTGGGAAGCGCGTAACAAGTGGAAAAAGATTGCGCAGGATTACGACTTCGAGGCCAAGCCTGAGCCTAAACCGAAAGTTGAGATAGAGGATGTACTGCCGCGCCTATCCGCGCCGACTGTAACCCTGCCGGAACTTATTGCCGATGCCGAGGTCTTTAACATAGGCGAGTTGCAGGCTTTGTATGATGCGATAGCCGCTAGGGATGCCGAATTACTGGCTGAAATGGCGTATTTGACGGAGTTAGCCGTTCAACAAGAGAAAGATGCGATTGCCGCTTTCCTAATGTTCATGGATTGATATGGATTTGATAGATAGAGGCCAATTAGCCAAAGACCTTTTGGCGAACACGGTTTACCAAGAGGCATTTGACGGAATTAAAAAGGAGTTGTACGCACAATGGCAAAACAGCGAAAATCCGCAGGAGAGGGAATACCTGCACATAGCCCACAAGATGATGGACAAGCTACAGACATCGTTCAAGATAGCGGTGACGCAGGGCGAGGTGGAAATCAAGGTGCTGGATCACAAGCGCACGCTGGCGAACCGTCTTGGCCTGAAGTAGAAGCCTGCCTAGCGTCCATTGAATCGCCATTGAACAGCGTGACAGCCATCTTTGTGCCGAAGCCATCGCAAGAGCTTTGGTCTGGCGTGTACGGTAGCGCGGTGATTCGAGTAGGCGATTGGTATGCAGTCACTTCAGACGGCAATCAACACGCCATCAAGTGATTGTGGTGCTAGTATTTTATAGTGAGTTTAGAACATACGCTTATTGACGATTACGGCGCAGGGCATTATGCCTGCCACTACACGGGCAAGCCTGTCCATGCGGATGCGGTTGCCTTTGTCGGTGCGCTTGTGCCGGGTGTCAAGGCTAAATATGTCTGTTCTGACATAAGCCTGCACCGCGATAGCCGAAAGGCTTTTGACGAATGCGAGCGCAACTGCAACACTTGCGCCAATCTGGTACGGGTCAAGCATGATAAATGCCGTCTTGGGTTCCTGCAAGGGAACTGTGATGGCAAGCCGATAAAGTTTCACCCTGATGACCCGATGCACATGGAGTGCTGGGTTGCCAGAAACTAATCCCTGACATGGTGTTGGGGCGTTTTACAAGGAAGTAAAAATGGAAGGCCAAGCCGAAAAGCAGCCAGCCGAAAGCGTTGATACCCTGAGTGGTATTGCCGACCTTTTGGACGGCGACCCCGCTGAGACGGAAACTGAGGATGAGCTGGACGAAGGCGAATCCGAAGAAGAAGAGGGCGAAGAACCTGAAGAAGAATCCGAGGAATCGGACGCTGAAGAAGCTGAGTTCACCATCAAGCATGATGGCAAGGACATCACTCTAAAGCAGTCTGAATTGCTTGAGATGGCGCAAAAGGGCTTCGATTACACGAATAAGACAATGGCGCTTGCTGAAGAACGCAAGCAACTCGAACCCGTGCGGGAAAAGGCCAAAGAAGCCTTAGCCCACTATGAAAACACGGTTGAGCAATCATTGCACCGCTTGAGAACCTATTCGGACTTCATTGAATCGGAACTCGGCACACCGCCTGGCATTGATTTAGCCCAATATGATGCGCAGGCATATCTCGTCCAAAAGGAAGCATATGAATCCCGTGTAGCCAAGCTACGGAACGCATACGGACAGATTGAACAGCTTGAACAGGAACGGAACCATGTACGGCAATCCGAACTCTTGGATAGAGCGAATCAGACTGAGAAGTATCTGACCGAGACGCTACCGGGGTGGAAAGATGCGCCTGAAAAGAGTTTGCAGGAACTGAACAGCTACCTTATCGAGCATGGGTTGACGCCCGAATCGGCAAGAGAGGCTTATGTCGCTAAAGGCTTGTGGGAAATCGCGCATAAAGCACGCGAATACGACAAGATTAAGGCTGCGCAGTCGCAACTCAAACCAAAAGCCAATCTGCCGAGGGTTTCCAAGCCATCGGCCAATCCCCAGCCTGCGAATATCAAACGACAAGAGGCGCTGAAGCGATTCAATGCCAAGCCGTCCATTGATACACTCGCTGGCCTTATGTAACTTTAATTCAAGGATGAATTGATATGCCCGCTAATACCCTGATTACCCCGAGCGTTGTTCGGGTTGCAGAGGACGTGCAGGATCGGATTTACAACTATAATCCGTCTGACGCTCCGCTGGTTTCCATGCTTGACCGCATGGAAGTTTCCAACGTGTTCCATGAGTGGAATCGTGACACCTACAAAACTCCGGCGCTGAATGCCGCGATTGAAGGTGCTGACGCTACCTATGCCGCACAAACCCAGCCGACCCCGCTGAACAACCGCACTCAGATTTTCCAAGATACCGTTTCGGTGTCGAACACCGCTGAGCGCGTTAAGAAGTATGGTCGTGACAAAGAAATCAACCGTCTGAAAACCAAGAAGATGGTCGAACTGAAGCGCGATATGGAGTTTTCTTTCTTGTCGCAAGGTGCCGCTGTTACGGGTACTTCCGGTACTGCCGCGCAAGCGCGTGGTCTGTACGGCTTCATCACCAACAGCCGCTTGGGTGCTTCGGGTGTCGCTCCGAACCCTGTCACCAACACGGCTCCGACCGCTGGCACTTTGACCGCGATTGACGAAACCATCTTTAAGACCGCGATTCAGACGGCTTATGAGAATGGTGGCGATGCACAATATGTTCTGTGTTCGCCTGCGCACAAGGTCAAAATCTCCAGCTTCACCGGCAACGTGACCCGTTTCGTGGAAGTCGGCAAAGATGCTGCTACTATCAATGCCGCTTATGACTTCTACCGTTCGGACTTCGGTGTGACCAAAATCATTCCGAACCGCGTGCAAGCCCCCGCTGGTGCTGGTCTGCGTAACACCATCTACATCATCGACGCCGAAAAGCTGGCTCTGGGCCAACTGCGCGGCTTTGAATCCGAGCAGATGGCAACTGTGGGCGATGCCAAAAACTGGCAAGTCCGTACCGAGGCCACTCTTATCGTCCGCGATGAGAAGCCGCTGTACGCGATCCGTGACTGTACTGTAACTGGTTCTTAAGGAATCTGGGGCTGGTTTCGGCCAGCCCCTTTCTCTATGAAAGCACGAGTAGAAGAAGTCAGCAACACCCATGAGGCCATCATCTATGAGGCCAAAATTGACGATTTGAAAGAGGTCGCGGATTGGGCGCAGAAACGCGCTGATGCGGGGCTTGTGGGCAGTAAAGATATGTGGTTTGCGGCATCCGTGCCGACCTTCATCATCCATAAATTCTGCCATGAGAAAGGCATTGCGTGGAAGGAATTCATGCGCAATGAAGGAATACAAACATCGTTTCTAAATTCGGATTATGCCGCGCCGTTTCGCGTGCATAAGGGAACTATTTAATGTCATACGCCCAAGTCAGAGAAAACGTCCGTCTGCTGATTGAGGGCGATGAAATCGGCAACACCTTTGACACGGGTACGCTTGACCTTTTAATCAGCATGGGCGAAAACCGTGTTTATCGGTCGCTCCGTGCCGACACCATGCGCACAAGCGCAACGGTTACGCCAGTTTCCAACCTTGCGGCATTGCCTGCTAACCTGATTCAGCTTGAGCGCGTTTATGTGAACGGCAAACAGGTCGAGGTGGTCGATGACTGGCGCTTAGAGGAGTTGCTGCAACAGGGCGCGTCTGCGTCCGATGTAGCCTATTGCGCCCATATCGGCAGCAATCTGAAATTCTGGCCTGAAGCCACTACGGACGTAACCGTCTGGTACTACCAAAAGCCGACCGCCATGCTGACCGCTGGCGAAAGCACTACTTATCTGCGTTATCCTGAAGTCTTTCTGTTCGCCGCTGTCGCTGAATCCGCGCCATTTGTCGGTGAGGATGCGCGTATCCCGATCTGGGAAAGCAAATACCAACAAAACCTTGCCGATGCTAACCGTGTCGAGCGTTATCGCGTGTTCGGCGGTAGCCAACTGCGGACACGCAACCGATGAGGTTACGGCCTGTCCCCGTAGTCGGTGGCTGTTATGCGGATGATACCAAGCCGTACAGTTCCCAAGATTGCGTTAACTGGATTCCCGAGCCTGCCGAGGTAGGCGGTGGGCGTTCGGACGGCATTTTGCGTCAAGCACCCGGACTCGCTCTGTTCTCTAGTGGAACGGCGACAGTCGATGGAAGCGTTGACGATTGGACGGAACTGCCTGCTGAGCCTGTTGACGAAGTTTCATACCTGATAACAACTAGCTTTGCCTTCCCTTCTGGCTCAAACCCGCCATTTCCTGACGAAACCGCTAACATTGGCGATATTTATACATGGGTTTCAGATAGGTGGGAAAGAACTGGTAGCGGCGCTGGTGGATACACCGTTAGAGGGCTTAGGAACGTCGAGGGCGCGTTATACGCCGTCATTGATACCACCCTATACAAAATCAATACGGACGGCTCTAAAGCCTCTCTAGGAACGATTGCTGGCACGGGCCGTTGTAGCATGACCCATAACCAGATTACGGGCGGTAACGAGGTGGTCATCGTTAACGGCTCACAAGGCTACGTGCTGAATACCGCCTCCAATGTGTTAACCCAGATTGATGATGTAAGCTTTGAGGGTTCTATCATCACGGCGTACTTAAATCAGTACGTTTTGCATATCGAACCGCAGAAGCGGTACTGGTTTCATTCCGACCTTGCGGATGCCCTACAATACATTTCAACCGATAGGTATGAGGGCGAGTCTAACCCCGACCGCATGGTGTCATTGCTTGTTGACCATCAAGAGGTTTGGATATTCAATGAACGCTCGATTGACATATTTGTTAATACGGGCAACGAATCAGCGACCTTTGAACGGGCGACAGGCACAAGCATTGAACTCGGCTGTGCGTCAACCTTTAGCCCTGCCAAGATGGATAACAGCGTGTTCTGGCTTGGCAATGACGGCATTTTCTACCGTGCGAACGGCTATAGTCCGCAACGTATCAGCACACACGCGATTGAACAG